TAATTTTAATAATTTTAATAATTTTAATAATTTTAATAATTTTAATAATTTTAATAATTTTAATAATTTTAATAATTTAAATAATTTTAATAATTTTAATAATTTTAATAATTTTAATAATTTAAATAATTTTAATAATTTTAATAATTTTAATAATTTTAATAATTTTAATAATTTAAATAATTTTAATAATTTTAATTATCAAATAAAAAAAATTGAAATAATTAATATTTGTATGCTTCATAAAGTTAATAATATTAACTATCACATGAGCTACCGTGTCGCAGTCGTTGTTGTCTCTCAGGTTATTCCTGTTATGGATCCATTGGCTGAAGCTATTAATGCGTCTATTGTTCAAGCTAATCAGGGCCGTCTCAATGCTGGCATTAAGAGCAGCGAGGAGGTACTGATTGAGCGGACTAAAACGCTTTCGCTTATGGAAAAGTCGGAGGAAGAACTGGCACGTGCGATCAAGGCTTCTAAAATGGTACATGCTACGATCTCTGACGAAGAGAGACTGGCACGTGCTATTGAGGTTTCTAAGATGGAACATGCTACGAAGATCTCTACGGCTGTGGAAAGTGTGGAATACTATGGCAGGAGGTTGACTTCTGCCTATGCGATGGGAATTGGTCAGATGATCCAGAACATTGAGGCCCTGTTTTTGGAGGGTGTTCGTGAACTGGTTAATCTTGATTGTTCCTATGCTGGTGTTTACACTTTGGAGAAGATTAAGGCGGGAGCTCAGTTTCGTGTTTCTAATCGTGTTTCTGGTCGTTTCATGGGTGATCCCCTTGAGCGGAACTAAGCAACATCTCATCCGTTGTTTGTATTAAAAAATTTTTTTAATATAATTATTATTTAGATTTTAGATAAATAAAAAAAATTGAAATAATTAATATTAATATTTCTCATATAGTATTTATTTATAAAAATGGGCTTTGTCTATATTTGTACGAACTACAAATCCCTAATCCTGACTAACAACAAGTCACAGGAGTCACAGGGGAAACAGACTGTGGAGACCTATGGTAGGGTTTTGACTAATGCGTATGTTACTAAACAGACCCCTATGATTGAGAAGTATGAGGGGTTATTCCTGAATACTGAAGATATTTTGGTTTGTTTGGATGATTCGTACACTACTGACAAACTCCGTGCGGTTGCAGCCACTCGTACGTGTTTACAGGAACGTGCGTCACGGTACATTGGCGACGCTATGTGAACAGAGTTTCTGTGTTGTTATTAATATTAAAAAATTTTTTTTAATATAATTGTTCATTACATGTTTTTTTGGACCATACCATTTTATTATATTTATTACAAAATTCTTTAGTTACAAAATCTATACATTCTTTATTAGCAATTCTACAAGAACCATAAATATTATTATTTTCATGACAATTATTAATATCAGACTTAATTTCAAATTGTGAATTAGGATCAGAACACATTTTATTATTTAGAATATTATAAATATATTTAAAATTTCCTCCATTAATATTATTATTATCAGGTAAATATTTTTTTTGTATTAAACAACAAGATAAATTATTAAAATATTCTTTATAATTTTTTTTTAAAAGTAAAAGTAATAAAATAAAAATGAAAGTTAATAAAACAATCATATTATTATTATTATATAGAAAAATTATATAAATATATATATTTTAATAATAATAATAAAATGGATGAATATAATTTTGAAGAAATAGTAAATGAATTATATGAAAAATTGAATGATAATAAAAATAATGAAAATAATAATAATATATTAGTGTTACCTAAAAATATAATAGAATATACAACAACAAAAATTTATTGGAAAAATGTGAATGAATATTTAAATATTATAAATAGAGATTCGAATCATTTTTTTGATTTTTTAAAAAATGAGTTACAAAATCAGAAATTAAATTGGTATTCATCAGATATAACAGAAGGGATTGTATTTCATAATAAAAATAAAAAACAAAATGATATATCAAATTTATGTTTAAAATATATAAATATATATGTTATATGTTCAAGTTGTAAAAAAAATAATAGTATATTAAATAAAAATAATAGATATTATGATTTTGAATGTTTAAATTGTGGATTTAAAAAAAATTTTAAATAAGAAATATAATTTATACTAGTATTTGTAATATTATATTTTAAAATTTTAAGTAAGAATATAATTTATACTAGTATCTGTAATATTATTAACATTATTTTTTAAATTAATATATTTAACTTTATATTTATTATATTTTTTTGTAATTAAATGTAATTTTAATTCTAAATCTAAAATATCATTAGATTTATATTTATTATTAATAATATTAATATTATCTGAATATGAATTTATTTTTTTATCTTCAAAAATTAAAAATTCATCATTTGTTATTAAATGTTTTGCTAAATAACCTAAATTTATATTTATTTTTAAAAATGGAATAAATATTTTTATTTTTAAATTTATTCTATTAACATCTAAAATTAAATTTAAATGTAATTTACAATAATTAATAAAATTAAGATATGAAGATTCATTTAAATTTTGTTCAGTAATATTAAATAATAAATATAATATTTTGCCTATAAAATTAAAATCATTTGGTAATATAGAAATTTTAACATCATATAAATTTATAATTTTATCAGAATTAAATTTAGTCCATTTAATAAAATCTTTTTCTTTTTTTAAATATTTATACATTTCTAATGGATTTTCAATAATTTTTTTAATTCTAGTATCAAAATTAATAGGAATAATATTTTTATTAATTTTATTTTGAAAATAAATATATGACTTATTTTTATAAAAATAATGTAAATAATTTAATTTTTTTGATAAATTTTGCCAATTTAATTTATTACATATATCTATTAATATTAAATTTGTATATATTATTTCTTTTATTTTATTTACTTTCTCATCAGTTAATAATTTTCTAAATAATATACATGAAATATTATTAGAACTTAATAATAATATATTTAATATTGTTTTATGTAAAAAATCATTATAAAATTTAGGATTATATGTTATAGAAATAAAATTTGAATTTATTAATTCTATAAATAATTTAATAAAATTATTATATAAATTTTTTAATTTAATAGGAATATTTAAATTATCATTTTTATATAATTTGTAATTAAAAAAACTAATATATAATATATGATCAAAATTATTATCTAATTCATGTCTATTATATTTTAATGGATAATTATAATTATTAAATAATATATTTAATATTTCTATTATTTTTTCTGAATTATTTTTATATTTTTCTGTTAAATTAATTATATATAAATTTGTATATGAATTATTTTTAATTACTTCTAATTCATCTAATTTATTATTAAATAAATTATTAAATAATAATATATTACTTAAATAACTTTCTTTTTCATAATATTTTAATATATTATCAATATTATCATTATCAATATTGAAAATTTTTTTAATAATTTCTATTGTAAAATCTTTATTATTATAACTTTCATATAATATATTCATATAATTAATATTTAAATTTGGTGAAAATATGTACCATTTATAATTATCAAAATTAATAATTTGTGAATTATTAATTGTAATTATATTTTTATTAATATCTTTAATTAATACTTTTATAATTTTACTTTCATTATTATTAATAATTATATAATAATAATTATTTATTTTAATATCATTTAATTTTATATTTTTATTATAATTATAATAATAAAATTCTTGAAATGTCATATTAATATCTAAATTATTTAATAATAAATTATATTTAAAATTTTTTAGTAAATATGCATAATTAAATAATATATTTTTTACAACTAAATCTTTATATTTTATTAATATATAAAATATACATAATTTTATTATATTTAAATTTATCCAAAAATTTGATATTATTATTTCTATTTCTAAATTACTTAAATTTAACAATTTTATATTATTTATATAATTATTATTTATTATATCAAAAAATAATTTTTTTTTTGTTAATAATACACTAAACTCATAAAATTCATAATTATATTTTTCTTTTATTATCTTTTTTATATTATAAAAAAAATCTAAGTTATTATTTATATTTAAATTTAAAGATGAATATATTATATATGGACTAAATATCATATTATTTATTACTATTAATTCTAATGGAAATATTAATGGTACATAATTTATTCCATGATATTTATTATATATTGGTACTCTTATTATATTCGTTTTGATATCTACACTAATTAAATTAATAATATTATTTGTTTTTTTTATTATAAATTTATTTAATATTAACTTATTTTCATGTAATATTAATAATTTATATATCATTTTATTATTAATGATATGATTTAATTATTTCTTAAATCAATAATTATACTTTATTTTTGTGTTTCAGATACAACTTTATATATCTGTTTTTTATAATCTTCATATGATTTCTGCCATAATAATGCTGCATCTATATTCGCGGCCGATTCAAAATTTGGGGTTGATAACAATGATATTATACTCATTAATATTGTATGTACTGATTGTGATGGTGTCCATCTTTCATTCATTTTTTCATAATTAAATTCATCTAATCCATTATGTAATATACTAATACATACTTTACCATCAGTATATATATTTGGATGTGGAAAAATAGTATTAAATTTAAAAATAGGTGGTACATTTGGATAATTTTTACAAAATTCAAATTGACATTTAAATATTCCACCTTCAAAAATTGTTTCTAATGGTCCAAAAATTAATACATTCCATTTATATATATTTTTATCATCTATTTCTATGCTATATAGACTATTTACATCACTTAAATAATGTTTATATTCTGTTTGTAATCTTTTAATAGCCATATTTTATTATATTTTTAATTTATATAATAAAATATTTATTATTCAACTTTTTTTAACCCTTTATAGTAATATTTGTTATTGATAAATTATTAAAATAATCTTTCATATAATCTATATGATCTCCCTGAAATTGTATTGTATTATCTTTATAATTTCCATTACAACCTTTTTTTTTTTTTATATTTTTTAAATGTTCTTTTATTTCATCTTCTGTTATATTCCATCCTGATATATTTGTTATTTTTTTTCTTCCATATACTTCTAACCATATTGTTATATTATTATCATTTACACTTTCTGTATTACTTATATTATCAAATTGATTTATCATTAAACATTATAATACTTTTTTTTTTAAATTAAATTATTAATGGAGCTTTTATTAATGGATATGGTTTATAATCTTCTATTATATAATCTAAATATGATGAATTTTCTATATCCTCTAAATCTTTAAAATCTTTCATTTTTAATTTTGGTAATTTATTAGGTATTCTTGTTAATTGTTCTTTTATTGCATCTATATGATCTCTATATATATGATAATCACCTAATAATAAATTTACTTTATATGGTTCTAAATTTGTTAATTTACCTATTATATTTAATAATAATGATGTTGACGCTATATTAAATGGTAATCCTAAAAATAAATCTGCTGATCTTTGATACATATTACAACTTATATTTTTATCTTCTACATAAAATTGTATTATTATTGAATGACATGGAAATAACACACCTTCATTTACTTGTTCTGGATTATAACATGTCATTAATATTCGTCGTGATGTTGGATTCGTTTTTAATTCTTCTATTACATATTTTAATTGATCTATTCCCTTTTCATTATCATTATTATATTTTTTATTAAAAAAACGCCATTGATAACCATACATTGGACCCATTATACCCTCATCATAATCTAAACCCATTTTATTTATAAATTCTTTAGTTGTATTTCCTTCCCAGATTTTTATACCCTTTTTTTTTAATATATTAGTATTAGTGTCACCTCTAATAAAAAATATTAATTCTTCAACAATACCTTTCCAGAACATTTTTTTAGTAGTTAATAAAGGGAATCCATATTTTAGATTACAAGATAATTTATTATTAAATTTAGATATAGTAATGGAATTTCTAGTATTACGTGTATTACCGTATAATAAGACATTATTTAATAATTCTAAATATTTTATTTCAATATTAAATTTATTATATCCTTGATAAAAAGTTAATAAATATACATTATTATCATATATATTTAAATCTTCTAATGTTATATTATTTATCCATTTTATATTATATTTATTTATATCTATAAATTTATCACATGTAAATTTATTATTTATTTTTGTATAATATATTTTATCACATCCATAATGCATTAATGCTTGTTCATATATTGTTACACCTCCTATAACCCATATTTCGGATTGTATATATTTTATTGTTTCATTATATGCTGTTATAAAATTTTCAAAATATTTTATATCATTATTTGTATTTTTGTTATTTAAATTAATATAATCTTTTGATATAACAAAAGATAAACGATTTTGTAAAGGTTTATTATTTAATGATTTAAATGTATTATGACCCATTATTAATATATTTTTTACTGTTATTAAATTTAAATATACATTTGATATTGTTAAATTTTTAAAATATGTTATATCAGTAATAAATTTCCATGGTATTTTATTATTATTTCCTATTCCACCATTTAAATCACTTGCTAATATTATATAATATTTTTTCATATTCTATTTAATAATAAATTATAAATAATAAATTTTTATATCATTAAATTTTTAATTTTTTATTATGTTAGTTTTGGAAATATTTCAATATTATTAATATCTATTTTTTTTATATTTTCTAATTTTTTATTTTTTATTGTTATATATGGTGGTAATCTTGGATTAAATTTCCTTTTATATACTTCTGCATTTTTTTTCCTTTCTTCTGCACGTTTTGATATAAATTTTACTGGTTCATTTGTTTTATTATTAAATTTATTTAATGTTAAACAATTATTATTTTTTTTATTTTTTTTTTTTATATTATTATTATTATTATTATTATTATTATTATCATTTAGTTCATCTAAATTAAAATGATTAATAGTTTTATAAATAATAGATTTCATTTCTTCATTTTCACTATTATCATCATCATCATCATCATTATTAAGTTCTTTAAGTTCAAAATCTTTATTATTATAGTTATTTTCAATATATATATCGTCAGTATACATTATAATAATAAATAAAATAAATTAATCTTTTAAATATTTATAATTATTTTTAATATAATTAATAATATCATTACAATAATCGGAAATATAAAGTTTATTAAAAAGATTAAAAATATCATGAACTTTATTATTTTTTAAAATAGGTTCTTTAAGATATTTTTTCCATCCAGTATTTTCATTATCATCTTGTGCGAGGTTTTTTAATTCTAAAACAATATCATCAATATACCATCCTTTTTCAAGATAATCATTAACATAAAAGAAAGCATTAACATTAAAATATTTTTTAACATCTTTATTACCCCAATATATAGGAACAGACCCAGCGATAAAAGGTAATAAAATTTTTTCAGTAACATAACCATTAATATTATTATTTTCAATAGCAAAAACAAATTTAAAATGTTTATAAATATCAGGTAATGGTACTTTTTTATCTAAAATATATCCTTCGGTATTTAAATTAGGCCCAAGACTTTTAATTTTATCATTTTTTTTATCATATAATTCAAATAATTTACTAAATAAATCATTTCTTATTTTTTGTGTAAAATTAGAACCTATATATATAAAATCATATATTTTATCATTAATATTAGAATATTTATTTATATTATTAAAATCTAAATCAGTATATAAAATAAATGGTACATAAAAACTTTTTTCATTTTTTGTTATAAAAAATAATTGTTCTTTCCAATATGATGGACATTTATTTGAAAACATCCCTGGATCTATTATTAATTCTGTTGAATATGGATCATCAATATTTTTTATTATTGGAATATATGTATTAAATTCACATAATGGTAAAACATTATTTTTTAAGTTAACTCTATATGGTTCACCACTAACAGAAATATATGGACAATCATAATTAAATTCAGGTTCTCTATAAAAATGTGTACCTCTTAAAACTAAATCAGGATTATTATATTTATTATCAAAATCAAAAATAATATTTTTATCAGGAAAAGCATGTTTAAAAATAGTTTTATAATATAAAAACCCTAATTCTTGGCCACCTAGGCCTTCAGATTTAATAATAAAGTCATTATTATTATTAATATGTATATAACTAAGTTCAGAATTCATTTATTAAATATTATATTTTATTTTAATAATTAAACGATAATAATTAAAATATTAATTATTAATATCTTAATTAATATATATATGGATATTTATAAACCGGAAAATATTTTAGTAACAGGGGGTTGTGGTTTTATAGGTTCAAATTTTATTAATATATATAAAAATTTATATTCAAATATTAATATTATAAATATTGATAAAATTGATTATTGTTCTAATAAAGATAATATTAATCATGATAAATTAATTATTGGTAATATTAATAATAAAGAATTAATATTATATATTTTAAATGAATATAATATAGATACTGTTATTAATTTCGCTGCTCAAACACATGTTGATAATTCATTTGGTAATTCTTTACAATTTACTCAAGATAATATTAATGGTACACATAATTTATTAGAATGTTGTAGAGAATATAATAAAATAAAAAAATTTATTCATATATCTACTGATGAAATATATGGTGAAGTTGATTTAAATGACAGTCCATGTAATGAAAAAAGTTTATTAAATCCAACTAATCCCTATGCTGCAACAAAAGCTGCAACTGAATTTATTGTAAAATCTTATTATTATTCTTTTAAATTACCAATAGTAATAACAAGAAGTAATAATGTATATGGTCCTCGTCAATATCCAGAAAAAGTAATACCAAAATTTATAACATTATTAAAAAATAATAGAAAATGTACAATACAAGGAACAGGTGAAACACGACGTAATTTTATACATGTTAATGATGTAGCAACAGCACTTGATCATATAATAAAATATGGTTTAATAAATAGTATTTATAATATAGGTACTAATAATGAATATTCTGTATTAGAAATAGCAGAAAAAATAATAAATATATTAAAACCAAATGAAGATTATAATAATTATATAGAATATATATCAGATAGAAATTTTAATGATTATAGATATTATATTGATTCAACTGAATTAAAAAAATTAGGTTGGAATGAACAAGTTAATTTTAATGATGGATTAAATGAAACTATAAAATGGTATATTAATATATAAGTTATATAAAAATATATTATTATATTAATATATTTAAATATTAATGTTACAACTAATTATTATTAGTTTATTAATAAATAATTCATTTTGTTTTATATTACCTTTAACATTTAAATATTGGCATTCAATAACATTAGAATCACAAATAGATAAAACAAAACCATATATATATAATATAGGAAATTTACCATTAATAACGTGGTTTAATAATGAAAGTAAACCAATAACACATATAAATATATGTAATCATTTAGGATCAAAATTAAGTAATGGACAAATAAATAATAATAATTTAATATGTCCATTTCATGGTTATAAATATAATAAAACAAATGAATTTGGAACAACAATATTACATGAAAATAAAATCTGGTGGTCATATAAACCATTTAATAATTATCCATACAATATACCATTAAATAATAATAATAAATATGAAAAAATAGAAATAATAAAATTAATTAATACAAATTTTATAGATTGTATATTAAGTATATTATCTATAAATAATATTAATATAATAAGTAATTATTTATTTAATGATGATAATTTAAAAAACTATAAAATAAAACATTTTAAATATAATAATATTAAAACTGAGTTTTTTTTTCATAATAAACATTATAATATAATATATAAATTTTTATTTCCATATACTATTATTATTATTATTAATAAAAATAAATATAAAATTATAATTACTATTAATTTATTACCATTAAACGAAAATAAATCAAAAATTTTTATTAATATTAAATATAATATGAATATTATATATAAACCTTTATTAATAATAATATTATATAAAATTATTAATAATTATATTAGTAAATTAAATAATTTAGAAAAAACTTCTTATTTAAAACAAATTATTACAAATAATAATAATGAAGAATTATTAATCGAAATTAAATCATTATTTGAAAAATATTTATTTCCTAATGAATATTGTATTAACCATTTTATTAAAAATTTAAGATATTATTAAGCTGTTATACCTGTTCCTGGTTCTTTTATTTCTAATATTTTTTGTAATTTACTATTCGGTTCATATATAATTCTTATTGTATTTTCTGTATTATTTTCATATCTATATCTAACATCACATATATTTTCATCTGCTTTTTTTACATTTATAATATCTATAATTTCTTTAAAATGTAAACTTAAATCATATTTAATATCATCTATATTACATAAATTTACAGTTTTTAATTGATTAATATATATATATATACCTATTCCTATTATTATTATTATTAATATTAATAATTTTTTCGTATTTTTTCTCATATATTATTTATTATAAAATATATTTTCAATTGTATTATTTAAATTTTTAAATTTATTTATATCTAAATTATTTAAAAATTTAGTTAAATTTTCATTATTTATTTCATTAATAATTTTATTAATATATTCAGGTGCTAAATGTATTGTATCTTCAGCATATTTGATTTCTTTATCACTTATACCATATGCTAAACCATATATATTTTCAATATTATATTTTTCAATATATGGTCCAAAAAAAGTACTTTTTAACCATGTTTTTTTATCAATATCTTTAATATCATAAATTATTGTAATACAACCACATAATAAAGAAATACAAAATAAAAAAGTTAATGTATCATAACAAATAAAATATTTATGTGTATTAAATATATAAATATATTCATCTGGTAAATGATCCATTGTAATTTCTGTATCTGTATTTGTATGATATATATTTAATATATTAATATTATTATATGTTAATATTTTATTAACTTTTCTTAATGTATAACATACATTTTTTTCTCGTTCTAAATTTAATTTTTTAATAGTTGGATATCTATATAATAAAGTTAATGTTTGATATATTTCATCATTATTAAAATGATTTTCATAATTAAAATAATATATAAGATCTTTTTTATTCCATGTTAAATATATATCTTTTCTATAAATATAACCTAATGGTGCTAATATCCATCTTATTACATATAATGCATTTAATGGATTATATTCTATACATTCACTATAAATAACAATAGTTTTATTTAAATCTATATTATCTAAGTTATTAATTATATTATTAAAAATAATATTTGTTTTATGATTTGATATATTATAATTTTCACAATATATATAAACATTATAATTATTTTTTGATAATAAATTAGCAAGATAATATAAAACAACTAATCCACCTGTTCTATAATTATCTAATCCACATGGAACATAAACAATTATATTTATATTAATATTATTAAATAATAAATTAATATTTTTATTATTATTAAATTTAACAAAATTTTTTATAAAATCTTTAATATTTATATTTTTTTTATAATTTTTAATTTCATTTAAATTATATATAATTTCATTTATATCTTGTATATTTTCTTTTTCCATATATTCCCATAAATTTGGTGTTGATTTTAATAAATCTGTTTTTAATACATTTATTTTTGGTTTTATTATTACATAATAATTATTATATAATATATTATAAATATTATTACTAAATTCTTCAAAATAACAATATTTATTATTATTAATATTTACATAATTAATTATTTCATCATTATTTAAATATATTATATTTTCAATATCAAAATATATAGTCTTATATAATAAAATATTTTCATTATTTACAAAATTTATTATTATATTATTATTAATATCTAAATTATCTAATGTTGTTATATAATTATTATAAATATTATTTAATTTATTTTCATTATTTATATTATAAATATAAGTATTTATTTTTTTATTTAGTAAATATCCTAAATATAATATATTGTTATATTTATTATTAGTTATTATTTTATTATCTAAATATAATATTATATTCATTTATATTATATTATATTTTATATTTTTTTTGTTTTCTATTCGTTTAATATATTATATTATTTATTAATATATTTAATGGAATTAATTGATTATAATTATATATTTACTTTTGATTGGTTTAGTTGTAATATACAAGTATGGAATATTTTTTTAGATAAATATAAAAATAAATCTAATTTAAATTTTTTAGAAATTGGTACTTATGAAGGTAAATCTACTATATGGTTACTTGAAAATATATTAACAGATTCAACATCTAAAATTACATGTGTGGATACATTTGAAGGTTCTATTGAACATGAAAATACAAATGAAATTATTTATAATTTTTTACATAATATTAAAAATTATAATAATAAAGTTAATGTTATTATTGATTATAGTCATAATTACTTAAAACAAGTTAAAAATGAAATATATGATTTTATATATATAGATGGTGATCATTGTAGTAAATCAGTATTAGAAGATGCTGTATTATCATTTTTAATTTTAAAAATTAATGGTATTATTATATTTGATGATTATGAATGGAAACACTTTGAAAATGAAATATATAATCCTAAATTAGCTATTAATTCTTTTTTAAATATTTATCAAGATAAAATTGAAATATTATATATTGGTTATCAGGTTATAATACAAAAAATAAAAAATTGAAGATTTTTTTATTTATTAATATTTTCTTATATATTAATACTTAAAATGATTTATACTTTACCATCAGGTAAATATTATATTGGTGATATTTGTTATGCCCTTAGTAATGAAAATTATGAAAAATGTATTGATGAATATGAATATATTATAAATAATATTAAAGTTGTAATAGCATGGATTGGAGATGATGGTGAATATATAGGAACAAATAAAAAAATATATGGTGTTGATTCAGGTAATATAGGTATGGTTCATGAAAATTTAATTGATGAAAAAAATAAAAAATATTGTGAATATTATTGTCATACATTTACATCTGATATTACTTTTAATTATGATGAAAATAATAATATTATTTATATTAAAAGTGATGATTATAAATTAAATATTTATATAGATGATAAAAATAATGATGATGATGAAAGTAAACAAGAATTAGTAATTAATAAAATTATTAAAACATTACAAATTACAACAGAATCATTAGAAACATTATTTAAATTATATTTAAATAAATATTAAATTATAATTAATAATTATGAAACTTTCAGATTATATAGTAAATTTTTTTTATAATAATGGTATTGATACTGTAATGTCAATAACAGGTGGTTTTGCTATGCATTTAAATAACTCATTTGGAAATCATGGAAAATATAATATATATTATAATCATCATGAACAAGCATGTGGATATAGTGCTATTGGTTATTCTAAAATAACAAATAAACCATCAATTGTATGTATTACATCTGGTATAGCATCATTAAATGCTGGAACAACATGTTTAACAGCATATCAAGATAGTGTACCAATATTATATATATCAGGACAAGTATCATCAGAATTAATAAAAAATAAAAATTTAGAATTACGTAGTTATGGATTTGCTGATAGTAATATTATAGAAATAGTAAAACCAATAACAAAATATCAATGTGAAATATATGAAATAGAAAATTTACAAAATATATTAAATAATATAATAATAAATTTAACATCAGGAAGATTAGGACCTGTATGGTTATCTATACCATTAGATATTCAAGGAAAAACAATTAATGAAGAATTATTAAATAGTTATTATAATAATAAAATTATAAAAACTATTAATAATAATATATATAATTTTAATTTAATTTATGAATATTTATTAAACTCTAAACGTCCACTTATTATTGGTGGTAATGGTATTAAATTAAGTAATTGTATTAATAAATTTAAAAACTTTATTAATAAATATAAAATACCTGTTGTTGTTTCAATGTTAGGAACTGATATTATAGAAACAGATAATATATTATATTCTGGTAGGATTGGTATATATGGTAATAGACATGGTAATTTTACATTACAAAATTGTGATTTAATATTATCTTTAGGTTGTAGAATGTCACAAGCTATTATAGGATATAATAATAATTGGTTTGCACGTGATGCTAAAATTATTTATTTAGATATTGATGAAAATGAGTTAAATAAAAATAATATTAAATATGACTTAAAATTAAAAATTAATTTAAATGATTTCTTTGATTATTATGATTTTAATATAATAGATTATAGTGAATGGATAAATAAATGTAATCATTGGAAAACAAAATGGATAAATGAACAACCATTATATAAAGAAAATATTATAAATCCATATAATATATTATATGAACTATTTAAAATATTACCAGAAAATAAAAATATAATAAGTTCAACAGGTTCAATAATTACAAATTTATGGCATATTATTAAAATAAAAACAAATGATAATTTTATAATAAGTTCACAAGGTGATATGGGTTTTGAAATTCCTGCAAGTATAGGTGCATATATAGGAAATAATAATTTAACAATAGTTATATTAGGTGAAGGATCATTTCAATTAAATATACAAGAATTACAAACAATAGTACATCATAATTTTCCAATTAAAATATTATTATTTAATAATAATACTTATGGTGCAATACAAATAACTCAAAATAATTTTTTTAAAAATAATTTTGGAATTGATAAAGATTCAGGTATTTCTTTTCCTAATACTGAAAAAATATGTTATGCATATAATATTAAATATTTATGTATTAATAATAATAATAATGAAAATTATAATAAAATATTTAATGATTTTTTAAATTATAATAAACCTATTTTATGTGAAATATTTTGTTGTGTACAATGTAGATATCCTAAATTAAGTGCTATACAAAATAATGATGGTACATTTAAAAATAAACCATTTGAAGATATGGAACCTTTTTTAGATAGAAATGAATTTTATAATGAAATGATTACTAAACCTCTTGACTAAAAAATAGATATATTTTTTCACATATATAATCAACATCCTGAATTGTCATTCCATGATGTGCACCTAATAAAAATCCTTCTTTCATTATTTGATCTGCATTTTGAAATACTGTTAAATATTCACGATATGCTGAATGTCTTGTTATATTTCCTGCAAAACATACTCTTGTTTGAATATTATTATTTTCTAAAAATGTTAATAATTCTAATCTTTTTTCTGTTAATAATGGTATAGCTAACCAATTATAATTTATATTATCTTTAGGTAATTTAATTTGTTTAATATTTTGAAGTTTAAATAAGTAATAATTAAATAATGTTCTTCTAATAGATAAAATATTATTTAATTTATTTAATTGAACTAATCCAAAAGCGGCATTCATTTCAGAAGATTTTAAGTTATATCCAATAACATTATATAAAAATTTATAATCATAAGGTATATTATCTATATTATAATTAAATCTATTATATATATTTTCATTATTGTCTCCTAAACGTCCCCAATCACGATACATTAATGCAATATTTAATAATTTTTTATCATTAAACATTAACATACCACCTGAACCACCTGCTGTTATTATATGACTAGAATAAAAACTAGTTATTGAAATATCTGTTTCTAATGTATATGTAATTGTATCTGCACTATCTTCAAATAAAATAATATCATTTCTATTTAATTCTATTAATTTTTTTTTTAATTTTTTCCAATCTGGTTTAGATCCTATTAAATTTGGTAATAAAATAACTTTTGTTTTTAATGTTATTTTTTCACATATTGATTCTATTGAAGGAACAAATGTATTTATATCTACATCACAAAAAATTGGAATTAAATTATTTTGAATTATTGGTGCTACTGTTGTAGCAAATGTACAAGCAGGTGTTATTATTTCATCATTTTTATTTAATTGTAATGAACATAATCCTAATAATATAGCCGATGATCCACTATTAACAAATAAACCATAATTTTTACCAAAAATTTCTGATATTTTTTTTTCAAATTCAATTGTTTTTTCACCATAACTAGCTAAATATCCATTTTCTAAACATTCTATTACACCATTTATTTCATCATTATTATATGCTTGTTTCATATGTGGTGCATAATAAATTTTTTTATTTAAATCATTTCTATATTTTTTCAATCCATCTATTAAACCAATAAAATTTATATTATATTTTAATAATAAATCATTATTCCCACAATAATTATTTTTTGATAAAATTAAATTTTTTTTATATTTTTGTTTAGTAATTAATTCATAAATATCAGATAATTTATATTTTTGAGTATAACATAAATTAACTGTTTTAACTAAAATATTTTGATTAAATAAATTATTTATATAAAATTGTAATACTTTTATAAAATCTTCTTCATAAAAAAAATCAAAATATTTATCTTCATTTATTATTAAATTATTTTCATCTAAAAAACATTTTTTTATAAATTTATACTCTTTTTCATTAGAATGAAATATATTAAATAATCTTAAATTATAAATATTATTATATAATATTGTTCTTTGATATATTACATATTTTGAAAAATCATAATAATCAGATGGTATTGATTCTAATTCATTTTCTTTTTTATTCATTATATTAATTTTAGTATCATATGATGCACCCGAATCCAAATTTATAAACATTTTAAATCTATCTATAAATTTAATTAAATTTTCAAAAATTAATAAATTATTATAAACAATATCTGAATTAATATTATTATTATTATATTTTTGACTACCATTTATTGCTGTATGTATTATAATATCAAAATTATTATTATCTAAATAAACTTTTATATCATTAAAATTTAATAAATTTAAATCTAATTTAGATAAAAATGTAATATTATAATTATTTAATAAATATTTTTTTATTATTGTACTAATATTACTATTAGATCCTGTTACTAGTATTTTAATATTTTCCATTAAATATTTAAAGTAATTATTTTTTATATAATTATAAGTAATGAATTTATAATTATCCAAATATTATTTTTTATTAACATTAAATTAAATGTTTGTGTAAAAGTATTATTATTTATTTTTCCTGTTACTAATATATATAATTGTCTGGAATTTGAATCCAATATTTCATATGTATAATTATAAAAATATATATTATTATTATTATTTAATTTTATTAAATTTAATAATTCTATCACTTCTTTTCCTTCATAACATATTGAATTATATGAAAATTTTGTAAAATCTTTTATTATATTACTATTATATAATAAGTCTGGATTATTTACACAATTTGTATAATAAAAATTTATAAATTCTAATCCTATATTGTAATTTTTTAATAATTTATTATTAATCATTATTATTAATAAATTATTAGTATTATTTTATATATTTTACTTGATTACTAAATATAATTTATGTCAAAAAATATTATGGTACTATTATATATTTTTTTTATAACATATAAATTATTATAGTAATATTATCTAATGATCCTTTTTCTAACGCATATTCTGCAAGATCTTTAGCAATATTACCATTATATTTTTTTATTAAAATTTTAGTATTAATATAATCAATTACATCTTGATTTGATAAAATATCCCATAAACCATCACACGCAAATACAATAAATTTATCATTATTTAATTTATATTTATAAATTTGTGGTAAATGTGTTACATATGGTGTACATTCTAAATCACCAAATGCACGACTTAAAGATAAATCTTTTACTCTCCAATCAACACCATCAAATTCAATTGTTCCACCTAATTGTTCAATTCTTAATTTTTCATCAGGTGAATTAGGTTTATGATCTTGAGATAATTGTTCAGCAATATTTAATTTATTACATTTAACAGCTCTTGAATCACCAACATTAATAATCCATAATCTATCATCATTATTATCATTTTTATAATGTATACCAATACAACATGTTGACCCACAATAACGACTTACACGTGGATGATTTATATGTAATTGTTTTTGTAATAATTCAAAAACTTTATGAAAATATTTAATTGAATTACTATTATCTAAATAAATATTTTTTTTAAACTTATTTAAAAAAAATTGTGGTAAATTATCTTTTAAAAATTTACTTACAGCTTTCCCACCATGTCCATCAAAAACAGAAAAAAAATTTATTTGATTTAATTCATTATTATTATTATCTAAATTTAATTTATATAAATGTTGATCTTCATTTGAATCTCTTTTTCCTTGTAATGAATATGAATATATTTTCATTTATAAATAATAATAGAAAATATTTTAATAAATTATTAAAGTTTTATAGATAATTTATTAAATATTTTAATAATTTTATTATAATATTTTATTGGTATTTTATTAAAATTTATTATCAAATCATTTAATATATACTTTTTATTTATCTCCGGATTTAATAATAAAAATTCATCCAATTTGGTTTTACTTTTTAATAATTCTGTTCTGTTTTTATCTTTTCTTGTTAATATTCCATTTATACAATCTGATTTATCCCCCAATATTACTTTTTTTTGTAATGCAATATAAGCTTCTTCTTCTGTTAATATTTTATTTTTATTTTTAAAATTTGTAAAAATAATATCATCTCTGCCTAATTGTAAAAAATCATCATCACCCGATAATATATAAATTTTATCATATAATTTATTTTCTTTTAAATTTAAACATATACAACCAATAATATCATCTGCTTCAATATTAGGAATTTTAATATAATTAGTATTTTTAAAATCTTTTAAAATATTCGGTATAATAGTATTATATGAATAATTAAACATATTTTCAAAATAATATTTATTATTTTTTTTTCTATTAATTTTATAATCACAATATAATTCTATCCTCCAATTATTTGGTGAATCTACACAAAATAAAATATCTGAATTATTAAATACTTTTTTCCCTATTATTTTTATAATTGATTCTAAATATAATTTCTCAAATTTTTCTTTAAAAATTTCATTTGTATACCAATCATAATCAATTTGTTTTTTTAATTCATTAAATTCTTCTGGATATTTAAATGAAAACCATCTGATTGTCGCATAAAATCTATAAAAAAGTGTATATGAAGTATCAATTAAAATTAAAGATTTATTCATTAATTATAATTAATATATATTTTATATTTAAATAAAAATTGAATTTTAATAATATAATTATTAATAGTATTATAATTATAAAATGACATATTTTTTATTAAATTTTAATGATTTAAAATTAACTTATAATTTTGATAATGTTATTATCGGTAAAAAAGTTAAGTTATCTACATCATATAATAAATATTTTATATATTATCAAGAAAATATTAATATTTCACCTAAAGAAATATATATAGTTTTACCTAAAATTAGACTAATTAATAAATTAAATAATTTAAAATTTAACAAAATTTATATACCATTATATCCTACTTATAATAAAGTTTCTAATTTTATTAAATTTATTAAAAACTTTGAAAATGATATTATATTATGTTTTAATAATAAATATAATTTTAATATCATTAGTATTCTTAAAAAAAAAGAATCCATTTATTATATTAAATTAAATTATTCTAAAATTAATATTATTTCTGATATTAATAATATTGATATTTCTGATTTTAATATTAATAGTGAAATTGAAATTACTATTAATTTGAGTTTTATATGGAATTTAAATAACGATGTCGGTCTTATTACTAATTTATATCAAATTAAATATTTTCCTACACCATTTGAAACTAATATTATATTAAATAATAATTTATCCACTATTTCTTCTTCACCACCACCTCCTCCACCTCCTCCTCCTCCTCCTATTGTACAACCTACTAAAACTATATTAAATACTGAATCACAAGAAATTACTAAATTTAAATTTGTTCCTACTGAAAAAGAACTACAAAAAGCATTAATTAAATTAAAAAGAAAAATAGAATAAAATTATAAAATATTTGGTAGTAATTGTACATATTTCCTACCAGGTACAATATCAGGTAATACAGGAATTAAAGCAGGTAATAATGGTGGTGGATATAATAAAGATAAATTATTAATATTTTTAATTGGATAAGCATTAATAATAGCTCTATTTGTATTATCATAATTAATATTAACATTAAAATATTTATTATTTATTAAATCTTGAATAATTAATTTATTTAAATTATTATATTCATATCTTTTAATTAAATTTTTTATATTATCTAATAAAATATCTTCATATAATTCAGCATTAAAAGGATGTATAACTTTATATTTTAAACTCATTAAAATATTATAGATAATATTTTCTGATTTTATTTTTAAATTTTTTAATATTTATTATATTATTTAATATTTTATAATTACATTTTGATATAAAATTAGATATTGAACAATCTAAAATATTAATACTATAATTATTTTTTTTTATTTAATCATAAATTTCAGATAAATTATAAAAATAATTATTTAAATTCTTTATTAAAAAATTTTTGATTTTATTAAATTTTTTAATATCAATTAAACTTTTTATATTATTTAAAGAATTATCTAATGGTGTTATATATATTAACTGTTCTAATTCATTTATTTTTAATTTTTTATATTTAAAATTAATTATTATACTATCATTATCATAATAATTTATTATACTTGTTAATAATGGTGCTTTATTATAAGGATAATACCATGTTTCATTTATATTTTTTTTTTTATAATAATATGTAAAAATCCATTTTAAACCTGATAAATATTCTTTTACTATTTGTTTTTCATTATTATCATTAAAATATAATTTATAATATATATCATAATCACTTTTCTTTTGAATATTTAAATAAAATTTACTTATTGGATTAAATAATTTAGTATATTTATCTAATTTATTATTAATTAAATATAATTCTAAATCTCTATTATTTAATTTTTCTATATTTTGACTATGTTTTTTTGTATTTGAACTATATTGAATATTATATAATTTTTCATATTTTGTATTTTCTGTTATTGTTGAATAATTTATATTAAATAAACTATTAAATGCATATATTTTATCACTTTTTAATTTAACTATTATATTATATAATTCATGTTTTTCTAATAAATAAAAATTTAAACATCCATATTTTGTATTATTAATATAACTTTTTAATAAATATGGATCCATATATAATAATATATTATTATAAAAATTATAATACATTTCACTAAATTTATTTGATTCTTTTATATTACTATTTATATTTAAATAATCAATATAAAAATTTTTTTGATTTGCATAATTATAATTTTGATATATATTTTGATATGAATTACGTAATAATAATCGTGATTCCTGTTTTTTTAATATTTTTAAAAAATTATATAAACTTTTTACATTTATATTATTCTTATTTATTATATATTCTTGATCTATGTAATTTATTAAATATATATCTATTAATAATAAAAAATCTTGATTAGTTTGTATACATTCTAAATGTGGTATAAAATCATTTCCAAAAATTGTAAATATTAAAACTATATCATTTATTAAATTATCTATATTTATTTCCTTATTTATTCGTTTTATACAATATTCATTTATTGACTGTTTTAGTTTCCTTATGTTTATTAAATATAATAAATTTATATTATTATCATATTTTAATATTTTTATATTATTTGACTTTTCTGAAATCATACTTAATAATATTACATCTGCATCTGGACTATAAAATAAAATAGTTTTCTTTGTTGGTTTTAATTTTGTTATTAATTTTATTATTTTCATCTCTGCTTCACCTTTTTTAGTAGTGTCTGATATAATAACTTTTTTTATATTATTTTTATAATATTCATAATCTTCTTTTTTTAAAATTAATTCATTTAATAATATTGTATCATTATTTATTGTTTTTTTTATATTTAATAAATATAAATTTATTTTATTCATAAATAATGTTCCCGGACTAATATTATTTTTACTCCATTTATATTTTTGTGCATATTGTTCTAATAATTTATCCACTAAATCACCTATATATCTTCTTTTTTTTTGTTCTAAAATTTTAGAAAATGATGGTATACCATCTAATCCAATATATAAAAGTTTTAATTTTTTATTATTAATCTTATTTAATAATAAAATTATAAAGTCATTTACTTTTTTTATTATCATATATTCTATATCATCATTTGTTAAATTATTTAATATAGCATTATTATTTAATTCTAATAAAATATTACTTGATATATTATGAATTATAGAATTAAAATCTAATAATAATATTTTACCTGTTACTTTATTATTATCATTTAAACTAATATTATTAATTATGTTAAAATTATTATATAATGTTGAAAAAAATCTTTCAATACCCATTATAATTATAATAGTAAAAAAACAAATTTTAATATATAATTTTTTTTTTGTATATATTTATAATGATATCAAATTATTTAAACAAAATTAATGATAAAATTAATAATTTAGAATTAAATATTAATAGATATAATAAATATTTTAATAATAATAATAATAATAATAATAATAATAATAATATAAATTATATTGAAATTAAAAAAAAATATTTAAATAAAATTAATTTAAAAATTAATAATTTAAATAATTATTTAAACAGTATTGATAATGATAATGATAATGCAGCTATTATAAAAAAAGGAAGAGAATTAATTAGTCAGTTTAACTTATTATCGGGTGGTGGTGATGATATGGCAAATACATATAAGACACAAATAGATACATTATATTCCCAGTTTTTTAACATATTATTAATTAATAATATAGATATAAAAGACTTATCAAAAACAGGATATGAAGGATATAATAAAGTACACGAAAAATTTCTCGAAAGCTATACTGCTTTAAACACCAATGTAAAAACCTATGAAGATTATGTTACCAAAGAAGAAAAAAACCCGCCTAATTTTGATGCTTTAAATCCTATATTAAAATTAAATGATAGTCATAAACTAATGAACATATTATATTTTTTAACATTAAATGATGTTTATGGTGGTTCAAATAGTGTGACTAATATTGTTTTAAAACCTAAGCCCAGAATTAAAGAACACCTTAATGTATTATATTTATTTTCAGTATTACAAGAATATGCTAAACTAACTGCAACTGCAACTGCAACTGTAAATATTGTAGATGATTATATGATAAATTCTATTTTATATTTACATAATATAAACCGAAGTAAAACATATACAGCAAAAGCATATACGTATGATGATATGAAAAAAACTTTTTTTTCTGGTAATGAAATATATATAGAAAAATTTAAAGACGTAAAATTTGTGGAAGATCTTCGAATAGGATTAAAATCATATTATAAATATGATGTTAGTTTTTTTGATCAAATTTATTTAAATAATATTATATCAAGATTATTAAATGATAGTACTCCCACACCAAAAACAAAAGTACTTGATATAGAGTATACCTCAACAGATAATAAAATAGTTACTATAATAACAGCAGTAGCTACAAAGCTAACAGTACATGAATCACTATTATATGGTATATATCAGGCTGATGGAACCCTAGTAAAATCACGTAGAACAATTTAGATTACTATATAACATATAAATATTATATTAATAATTACTAAAAAAATATAATATTATTTATTCAATGTGAAAATATATTATTACTTAATAACACCTTATACATCTAACATGTTTACTATTTTATATAACATAAGCAATTTAATATTAAATTTACATAAAATAAAATATACTCTTTATATATAATGATATTAAATAATTTAGATAAAATTAATAATAAAATAGATAATTTAGAGTTAAATATTAATAGATATAATAAATATTTTAGTATTTATACTAATAATAAAGTTAAAAATAAATATTTAAATAAAATTAATCTTAAAGTTAATAATTTAAATAATTATTTAGATATTATTAATAATAGTACTTTAATTAAAAAAGGGCAATATTTAATTAATAAATTTTATTTATTATCAGGTGGTAATATAACACAAGAACAAAAAAATAAATACATAAAAGATTTAAATATATTATATGCAAGATTTTTAAATTTATATAGTGTTAATAATATTCCATTTGATAATGTAAAAACCTCACAATTAAATGAGGTTAATAATATAGTATCCTTATTTAATTATATACATGTAATATTCACAACACTTTATAATTTATTAAATGCAGATAGTTTTCCAGAGTACAATCATTATATAAATAATTTAGAAAAAGAAAACATACCTGATATTGTGTTAAATACTATAATGTCCACTGTAACAAGTGATGAAATTATGAAAATATTATATTTTTTAACATTAAATGATGCTTATGGTTCAGGTGCAGTTTCTGATATTGAATCTAGTCTGACTTTAAGAATAAATAAACCTATTATAAATATTAATCTTAATTTATTATATTTATTTACATTATTAGAAAAATATAATAATAATCCAAATACTAAAATAGATGTTGTTATAGAATATCTTACAAATTCTATTCTATTTTTTAATTATACAAAAAAAACTACAACAATAGAACCATTAAATTATGCGGAGTTTATAACAAAATTTTACCCACACCATCAAAATATTTTAGATAAAGTTAAATCCGTTACTACTGTTGCTAAATTGCGTAGAGTTTTAAAACCATATTATAAACATGATGTAAGTCTTTTTGATCAAACATATTTAAATAATTTAACATTAAAATTATTTTATACAAAACAACCTGTTACACTATTTGATAAAAAGTATGAACCTACTGATTATACAATAAATAGTATAAGAACTGTAATAACAACCACATTACCACGCTTTCCAAGTGATATACATAAACAAATTACTACAGATGATGGGGTACCTATATATTCACTAAAAGAAACATCAAGTAAATTACCGAATGTAATTAATCATGATGAAAAACGAATTTCAGATATAAATAAAATATTAAAAAAACTAGTGAATCCTAATAATTTTAGTTTAATACAAATTACAAATATAAAAAATGATCTACTAATATTAGTACTAAAATTAATACATAATTATTATTATTATCTTAACAATAATATTTACTCCATAATATTTATATTTAAAAAATTACTTTCTAATTATGATTTAAGAGAAATAATAAAAAACAATATAACTTTATTAGATATTACCACGTCTTTATTAAATATACAAAAATTGATAATTGAACTTAATGAGGAAAAATATGAAGTAACTAAATATATGAGTATATGCACAAATATACATTTGACTATAATTAATATATATAATAAAGTAATTTTGTTTCTATACTTATTAAAATTTAATAATAAAGACACAGATTATGAAACATTAATTAATAGAAGTATAAAAAGATATAATACAATTTATTATATTTCTAATAATATGTATAATATACTTAACCAAATAATATTATTTAATAATGAGGTAGTATCAAATGTATTTTTGTACACATATCAATTATATAATATTGGAATAAATATACTAAAACTATTTGAATATAATAGTGGTATTTTTGAAATAAATTCAGTCCAGGAGTATGAAGACTATAAACAAGATATGCTTTCAACCCTAAAAAAATATAAAACAGATTTAATTGACAAATTTAATTTTACTATTAATATTGATAATGATTTTATAAATATTATTATAAAAATTAAAGAAAAATTTATCCCTAAATATTGGACTAGTGTTTTAACCAATCCATTGAATTTTTTTTACACTGCTGAAAATTATAAAATAAATAATATTATTGAAGAGTTAAAAAATATTAAAACAGAATATGAAAAAATAAAAAATTCAATAAAATACACTGAGATACTTGCATTTTATTTAAATGAAATTAACAAACCCCCTACATCTTTAACATATGCCATAAAACCATTGTTGCTTGATCCTTTATTTACATCCAGAACATCAAAACTAAAAACTTTTTATGATTCTATAGATTTAATTCTAACTAAGTTTAAAACGATAAATATACTAGTAAATGAATTAGATGAAACTAAATATACAGACTCAGAAATTTCTTTAAACAAATTTAAAACTAATGTAATAAATATAATTCAAACGTTACACTATTTATATGAATTAGAGGAAATTAATAATATAACTATTAGAATAGACACAACAATTCGGGAGATAGAAGATATAAATATAGCGGAGGATATAATATTATATTTACATAAAATGGAATTATATCAGCTATTTTTTGATATATATGATATGAATATCTTTTAATTTATAAAATAATAGTATTCTTTTAATCTATTACTAATATAATAAAAAATATCATTAAAAAGATCATATTTTTTTTTTTCATTTAATATTAATAATTTAATAATAAATTCCTGATTATCATATAATTTATATTAAATATATTTATAAATATTAGAATTTATACTAAATAATTTTAATATAAATTCTTTATCATTCTTTAAATTATCAGATATAAATTTTAATATTTTTGGATTTTTTTTAATTTTTAACTCTATTATATTTTTTTTATTATAAAATTTCATATATATAAATATAAATATAATTTTTTAAATAAAAAATTTCATTATTATTATAATGATAATTAAATTTATATTATTTTTTGTAATATTTTTAATTTTAATATCAAAAAAAAAAAAATATGAACATCTTAATAATGAAATAAATATTAATTATTATGTAATTCATATTAATGATTACACAAAATATCAAAGTAGATCAAGAATTAAAAATATAAAAGAAAATGAATTAAAATTAAAAAAACAAATAAAATTATTTAATGGTATTGATGGGAAAAAAATAAATATAGAAAATTTAAAAATATATCATCCAAAATTAAAAA